GGTTGCATTATTTATTCCTTAGATAATTAAGATAGTCAGCGCCCTCCTCAACTTCCCAAAATACTTTGATGAAGTCAGGATGGTCTTCAGTTAAGTTGGTATTAAATACAGCAACAGCACAAGCTGACATCATCTTACATGGAAGATTAAGTTGCTTTGCAAAGTTGTCGTACTTCTTATATGAACCTACTTGTACACAGTGCATAATCTTATCTGAGTTAGCATCCTTGATAGGACTATATCCTGATACATGAGTATGACCTGCTATAAGTAAGTGGTCTCTTGCATTGAACAATGCGTGTTTAACAATACCGTGTGCTGTATTGTACATTGAATGTCCTCTAAAATTATGAGAACAATTTACTTTGATTTCGTGGTTAGGTAATTTGATTTTAAGTCTTGCGTTATGATTAGAGTATACAGTCTTTAGAGGTTTACACATCCAGTTGATTGGGTCACCCTCCATAGCCCACATATCATGGTTACCTGCAACAATAAATATATAAGGTGTTGCATTGACTAACCATTCTACAAGCGCCCACTGTTGCTCCCCATTTGTCGTTTGGTCTGCCCATAATCCTGCTAACTTACCACGTCTAGCCCAGTTATTAGATAAATCCCCAACAGAACAAGCATACATACCATCTGTTTGATTAACAATATCTATATGGTTTCTTAATGATATCCAATCACACCCATCATCATCAACGTGTGGGTCTCCTTGTATATATAATCCGATAGGTTTCTTATCATCTATCTTTATGTTGATAAACTTTTCAGACTTTTCTCTTGCTTCTTTTCTTTTGAATACTTCTGTTCTTGCATTGATTAGTTCTTCTGTAGACCAATCAAGATTCTGAGCTTCTTCTAATTCGTAATTCTTTGTAATCTTAGGACTAACTGTTTTTTTATTACAAGTCCTGCACTTCCATCTTTTTCTTTTCTTTTCTGTACCACAATGACCTGCTTTAATTAAGTGAGTTGAATCACAATGAGGACATTGTAGGGCATTACCATCCTCGTCTCTTTGTATGATACCTACTCTACTATAGTTACCACCATTATTGTTGATTTGGTATGTCATTTATTTTCTTCCTCATTTATTAATTAATCTAAGTACCATCTTGCTTTCTTTAAATCTTGCACAGGTGTACCCTTATACGGAAATCTTGTAACATACTTGATGATGTTACCTCGAACATAGTCCATATCCCATGACCGTATATACTTAGTAGTTTCTATCCCCTTTGTGTAGTGGGGTGGATTACTAATAAGGTCTTCTTTCTTCTTGCTCATCAATCTTATCCATTATCTCGTCCCAAGTTATTGGTAGACAATTAAAGAATACTACACCACCGTACTGATAGTCAAGTCTTCCTCTTATCCTGTCTTTGATACTGAACCTAGCATTAGGTTCTATGGCATGGATAGCCCTGATGATTTGCATTTCCCTTTTTGTATAAGGGATGTTTGCGCTCATAGTTATCTCCTATTAGTTTAAGCATATAGCCATCTAGTGATGTAATATGACATAACTAATATTAGTATAAATTCTAAGACTGATATCTCAGGTCTTAGATATTTCGTCCTTACCTTACTTAGTAAGAACTTAATTAAGTTTATCATGGCATGAAACCTCTGCTATTTCTAGCTTTAATTAGGTTTCAAAACACCCACTCTAGTCTTGTGAGTTCTATTTAGTTCTTCTTGAAACTTAATCCATTTCTTTATTTGTTTCTGTTTCTTTGTTTCTTTCTTTACCACTTTTTGCATGACCAATACCTAGCTGTTAGTTTAGATTTAGCAGTATCACACTTGTGTCTTGCTCTAAATGATTTACGTCTTGATGGTATGTTCTTTTTAATCTTCATGTTAGCATCACCAAATCTAATGAGCTTAATCTTGTCTCCCTCTTTGGCTAATACAGCAAACTTCTTACCACCTTTACGTGAGTTCTTTGGTTTGTTATATCCTGAGAATTTTTCACCTGCTCTTTCTACTGTCATTATCTATTCTCCACTCTACGATTGATAATCTCTTATCTATTTTTAGTAACTCTTTCATTATATCTTCTTTAATCTTTTGGCGCTCAATAACATTATCAGGAGATGGTATTATTTGATTGTCCATATTTACTAGTATAGACATCTTCTGATTAAGTATGTTTACACTATCATGTATATTTAATAAGCTAGTAAATAAATACCCTAACATTGCTAACAACAATGGTATTGCTGCTGTAATCAATTTATCTATCATCTGCGAGTAGCTGCCGAACCAAAATAAAAACCCGATATCGCTGCTAGAAAATGTGTATCTGCTGTAGTAATTACGATACCACTTAAACCTTTAAATGCTGTAACCTCTTGGGTACTGCCAAATATCCACCAACCCTCTTTGACTTGCTCAAGATACATAAGATGTACTTGTACTGATGGGTCTAAGAATACTGCTATTTTAGGTAGACATATAATAAATATAACTGATAATAATGCCATCCATCTTCTTGTTACGGATTGAAAGTGACCACCATGTTTTCTTGCGTCATCAACTGATGCTCTTTCTATCTCTGCTCTTTGCATGAGATATCGTTGTTGGTCTGCATTATCCTTAGATTTCTGTGACCATATAGATAGTACACCAGTAAGTAATGATGAACCTAACATAGTAATGATTTCAAACGGTATCATTCTTCTACTCTCGATTCATCAATAGTTTCTTTTAATTGAAATTTTATATCTTCAACTTTTTCTCTGTATTCTTCTAAGGTTATTAACCCTTTCATTCTTTCGTTGTTAAGTTGTTTTACTTTTTGTTTAAACTTAGACTGTATTGCATTAGCTTCTGATGATTTAAATCTTCTTAACCTGCTAACATCTGCTGTATTTATTTTTAATCCAACAGAGTTTGCTACTGCTTCTAATGTTGTAAGTGGG